CTGAAACGCAGCCGGGTCAATGATAATCATCGAGCGTCTACCGGGGAACTTGTTAACCAGTAAAGGTTTTATCACTTCCCGCACAAACCTCAGTGCGCCCATGCCATCAGATATTTTCGCATCGTAAACAACCAAGCGTCCGTCGTAGGCTACCTGCCCTATCACCGCCGCCGGGGTTAGACCCGCGTCGACACCGATCAGCAGAGGATCGTCAGAGTACATGGGTTTCATAGGCGCATCAGCTACGTGCACCGTGCGATCAAACGAGCGGAACACAGGTAGACCAGACAACGATTTGCCGAACTGCGCGTTGATATACACGTCGATCCAGTCGTCAGTCTTACCTTGTGAGAGGTTGTCGTAGTAATCATCTGGCAGGAACTGCGTCCAGTCGGCTTCAGGGGAGAGACCGCTGGGCTGTATCGTGATATGTACGTTCTCTGGCGGTTCAGTGAGCAGCGTTTCCCAGAAAGTATCCATGTCAGGGGGGTTAGTCATACCCCAAATGTGCATATTCGACCGTCCATCGTCGGTCACACACCCTACCCCGTTCATCATTTTGTCTGGGTAGCGACCTACACGGCCTTGCGCAGCGTTGTAAATGTCGGGGTGAATCTCCCTAAACTCGTCAAATATGATGAAACTAGCCTGTAAAGACAGCAATCTACGCACGTCATTGGCGTCATCTAGCCCGCGAAATAGGACTTCGCACTCTAAATCACCCATTTTTATGACGAATTTGTACTCTGTTTTGAGGAAAGAACCCATAATTCCATCGGGTATCCACTTCAAAAAGTCTGGAATTGACGTATCTCGGAGCTGCTCACGCGTATTTCGCACCCAAATGCACCTAGAACGACGTATTCCGTCCTTACACGGGGCCATCTGTGCCGCATGATGCACGATTTTCATGATACCGGCGGTAGTTTTGGTCGATCCGACCGGCCCAACAGCCAAAGATATGAACTTTTCCGAGTAAAAGAACTCGTCTAGGCTCGCTATGACCTCAAAATTAACTTCATGTAGCATCGTCGAGCGCCTGACCTTCGATTGTGATGGCGTCGTCTCGGTCCTTAGCGCGTGTGATGTTGATTATGACCTGTGGTCCACCACCTGTGTTGTCCGCTTTGGTATCCGGTTCCAGTTTGCCGAGCTTATTCAGCATTTTTTGGAACTCTATCCGGGCCATGGGGTTTATTGTGGGGTTCTGCATATGGCGGAACAAGTTATCTAGGTTAACTGCACCCAACATACGGGCTACCGTCTCCATTTTGGACGGGTCTTCCTCAATCGCCAGCATATCTGCCGGGGACAAAATAGGTTTATCGACCTGCGTGGGGTCAATTGCTTTGTACAGTTGTTTGCTCATGGTGTCAGATGCTAACGCGTGAGCACATATGTGTCAATATTTGGAATTTAAATAAACAAGAGGTTAGCAGCTTAAAAAGGGTCAAATTTTGGGTTGCGGTATACGCGTTACATAAGGGCTGGGTGGCCGGGCACCCCCCGTCGGTCCCGCTCCCCCCCTGTTTACGCGCCGCTATAGGTGTAGGGACTGACCGACGCGGCCAACACGGCTTAAGATCGACGGGTGACACCCTTACCGCCACGCGATGTATGTGTCCGGCCTTGTGCGTTTTGCGGTTAGCTTGCTTTTGCTGTTAACCAATCGACCACGCGAATAGTTATAGGCAATCACGCATGCACGCCCGTATTTTAGCAATGATTTGCGGGTGCACTTCGGGTAACTCCGGAAAACCTTGTGCAGTTAATAACTGCTAGTGACTTGTTTCGCTCGGTGTAGTCCCTCTGAGGATAGGCAACCGCTCTATGCGGCCATGCGCGACCAATCACGCGCCCCTATCCGATTAACGGGAATATGATTGGGTAAGTTCTTACGGGCTTACATTATGCGCATTCGTGCTGAGTGCTCATAACCTTAACCCCGTAACCTTATCAGGAGATAATTCTATGCGTAAAATATCAGCAATCAAAAAGTCAATCGACACGTTAAGCCGTAACACCAAGACACTGCGCGACAAGTATCACGTCGCATTGTGTGAAGTCGCAGGCCACGCGTTCGAGCACGGCGATCCGCGCCTATTCGATAACATCTTAAACGCGGCCTCAGGTATGAACCGTAAAGAGATGACCAAGTGGATCAACGCCAATGGTTTCGCACGTGTCACAAAAGACGGCTGTGTGGCTAACAAGTCAGCACGTAAAGACGCCGACTTTGTCGACGGTGACGCGGTCATCACGTACCTAATGGATCAACCCAAGTGGTACGAAACCGAGCAATCTGTGGCTCAAATCGTCAAGGACTTAGACGTTCAACAGTTGTTGGCCATGGTCCACAAGAAGCTCGACGACGCCGAAGAAAAAGGTGCAGAGGTCACCAACAAAGACCCTCAAGCCACTGCGAAGTTGATCGACCTCATGGCGGAACGTGCACAACGTGCCGCTTAATCCACTGTGCAAGGGGTATTTAGACACGAAATGGCTTGTCTAGTCGTTTGTCTAAATACCCCAATGCCGTAAAGTGTTGTTTTATATACTATTTATTATTCTATTTAGACAATTAGACAATAAGACAAGAATAAATAATAACATCAGGATTTCACATCTCTGACGTGTTGACGTGCAAAACGCGCCCCTCATTGGCGTCGCCGCACTTTGTTCTTAATCTTTGTCTAATTGTCTAAATACAGTAATACCAAGGGCTTACGCGCTAGACGCTGTCTAAATACCCTTGTCTAATTAACCTTTTGTCTATTTATCTGTTTACACGTAACCACTTAAAGGAGTGTCTAACCATGTCTCACGTTTCACTGCGCCAACGTAGCATCAACCGCCAAGTGCGCGACAGTATCTTGCGCCGCCTCATTGATTGGGTAGGTCAAATAACTTTCGCCATCGTCATCGGTGGTTTCTTTTCGTTCATCATCATCAACTGGCTATCCGGTTGCGGCGAGCGTTTCCCAACTGCCGACGGTGGGTACGTTCAAGGTGAGTGTATCTATCCCACGCAAGTGTGGAGTGATTACCGCGCCAACCACAGCACGGGGGACAAGTAATGTTCGACGTATTGTACGAGGTACGCCGTCGAGGTGACATGTGGGCAGTCGTTCACATCCGCAGCGGACGTTCTGTCGAAGAGCGCATCCGTTACCGCAACTATGCAGAAGAATTGTGCCGTCGGTACAACGCCTGCATCTAACTGATTAAGGAGTTAATCATATGGCTAGAATAAGCAACGACCAAGTCGGTGATCGCGTCAACAAGCGCGAGCAGTTTGTAACCAACAACGAGACGATCACATCGTCTACCAACAGCAAGGGTTTGTATGTTGTCTATTCGTACGGACAGCACTTCCCCATGTATGCGCACGACGCTGACACCAACCAATGGTTCGGCAATAGCGACAAGTATAGTCGCACCACGTCACGCCACCAGAGTCACGCCCGACCTGACGCTGACATTCACTGGATGGACACCGACACTATGTCCGCTCTCGTTAACTCAGGTTCGTACGCCGCCGCGTGTGCCGACCGCATCTTATAGGAGGTAGCCATGCACATAACCGTGCGCATCGCAAACAACTACGGCAACCGCGTAGTTTACCCCGTGTGTCCTAGTGCACACACATTCGCAGAGATGGCAGGCACAACAACGCTGACTGACCGCGTCATCTCATTAGTCAAATCACTTGGCATAGACGTCAAGGTACAACAGGAGACGCTATGAATATATTCGTGCTCGACACGTGCCCAACCATCGCCGCGCAAATGCAGTGTGATAAGCACGTGGTCAAGATGCCTCTCGAGTGTGCGCAAATGCTGTCGACCGTTCACCGGCACTACGGTAGCGACGACGTGCAACTGTACAAGTCAACGCACAAGCATCACCCCTGCACATTGTGGGCGGCAACATCACGTGCCAACTACGCGTGGTTGTTCGACCACTTCCGTGCGCTTAACGACGAGTACTTTCACAGGTACTACAAGAACCACCTTTCGTGGACCAAACTGCGCGACGTTCTCGCAGAGCCACCAGCTCAGATGCGCGACGACGACCCGACCCCATTCGCACAGGCTATGCCTGACGAGTACAAGCACGACGACGCTGTCGTTGCTTACCGTGCCTACTACATCAACGAGAAGGCAAACCTACTCACGTACACAAAGCGTGACCAACCTACATGGCTGACGTGTTGACAGTTTATCTGTTTACATGTAATCATGTGTAACCAAATGTGCACATATGAGTGCATACAGGAGTAAATCTATGGCTAGTATAAATGAGTGCAAGGCAACCGCCTCTGCAATTTTCCGTAAATCACCCAAAGCCGTGCCGATGTTGCATGGTGCGCCCGGCATGGGTAAGAGCGACGCGGCTATTCAAATCGCTGATGACTTAGGCATTCCCCGTGATCGTGTGCTTGTCGTACACATCAACAACCATGATGTCGTCGACTTCACTGGTGTGCCCTCTGTTACCGACGGTATGACCGTGTTCAACCCAACCAAGATGTTCTATGACTTTCGCCAAGGTACAGGCGCAGGCATGATTGTGCTCGAAGAATTAGCGCAGTCCAACCAACAGTTGCAGACGTGGGCGGCAGGCTTCGTGCTAGAGCGCGAGACCCCGATGTTCAAGGTAGACGACGATGTCGTGATGATCGCCACAGGTAATCGCGCAGAAGACCGCGCAGGTGCCAAGCCACTGTTAGGCCACCTCAATGACCGCATGTACCACTTCGACGTAGAGACTTCGCTCGATGACTGGTGCGAGTGGGCTATGAACAACGGTGTCGATGCCATGGGTATCGCGTTCCTTCGCTTGCGCCCCAACCTTCTCAATGACTACGACCCCAACAGGCGTAGCAATCCAACCCAACGTTCGTGGACTAAGCTGTTCACAGAAGTGCCTAACGACTTACCCACTAACATGTATCTGACTGCTGCCGAGGGTAAAGTCGGTGAAGGTGCCGCCGCCGAGTGGGTAGCCGCCCGTGACATGATGAATAAGATGCCTAGCATCGACGTCATTCGCTTGCACCCTGCTGACACTGAGGTGCCACAAGAACCTGCGGTCAAGTACGCCGTGTCGACTGCGCTGTCTATGACTGCAACGCCTGATACGTTTAGCCGTGACATGATGTATGTGTCCCGACTGCCTAAGGAATTCCAGATGGTGTACGTCACTGACGCACTGAGGTTATCGCCTGAGTTGCAACAGACCAAGGACTTCATCGACTGGGCTATCAAGAACAAAGACATTTTTATGGGAGGTAACTAATATGACTATGCAAGAACAACTGCGTGCCGCAATGCTTGCCGCACAGTCTTCGCCGGTGTTAACAAACGAAGCGCCGACCCCGACCGCTTCACCTGATTGGGTAGAGGCTATCGCTGACGTCGAGACCGAGTCCGCTGTCCAAGTCATGGATACGGTGTCGCCGTCGATCCCTTCTACGGACAAGTACGTAGAGCACGACTCATCATCCGTCGTCGCAACACCTGACCCCGGTAACGTCAACGCCGCACCTGTTAACGTGTCAACTCCTCAACCAGTTAGAGAGACAGTCAAGGTCAAGAACCTAGACGAAAAGGCTGTGCTCGTTCAGGTCAAGCGACGCATGTACTCACCGTACAAGCTAGACACTGAGGAGTCTCGTGCATACGGCGCAGGCAATGTTAACAAGCATCTGTTCGAAGGCCGTAACAACCGCGTTAAGGAAGCGATCAGCAAGTACACCGAGGTCTATACGTATGCCAAGGACAACACTGTACCGTGGACTACTGGTGTGGAACTGCTGAATATCGAGAACTACATGGACTTCACAAACGGTCTGCGCGAACTTATCCACAACGCCAACGACGCTGTCGACGATCTCTATAACAACTGGGATGCAGAGGTAGCCGCTGACTTAGGGCGTCTGTCTGCCATCGCCGCGTCGAAGGGTAAGCCAAGTCTCGCCAACCCTGCTGACTATCCAGATGCTGATGAGATGCGTGCCAAGTTTAGTATCGAGGTACGGTATATGCCTGTGCCTACTGCTGACGGTTTTGACCCACGACTGGGTATCAGCGACGAGGACAAAGCTACGGTCCAGAAGCAACTCGACGACGCAACTGCTAACGCAAGTGCACATGTCCTTAATGAGATGATCGAGCCAATGCGTCGCGCTGTCAATAAATTGACAGTCAAGATCGGCGAAGACGGTAGCGTGTTCCGTGACTCCATGATCGACAACATGGTGGACGTGGCATAACGCATGGCCAAGGTCAACGTGTCCGACGACCCTGTGATCGCCGAGCGCATCAAAGACTTGCAGTCACTCGTTGGTACATACGCCAACAACAAAGACATGCTTCGTAACGTACCGTCGGTGCGGGAGAAGGCTGCAACACAAATCGACGACCTGATGAGCAAAATGCAAGGTCTAGTATAAGGAGAAAACTATGAACGCCCAACTACAGCACACTGCACTCGATGAGTTGCAACGCAAGGTAGGTAAGGCCAAGTCATTATTGATATTGGATCACCCATTCTTTGGTACTGCATGTACCAAGCGCCCTATCATCTACACTGATACGGTGCCTACCGCCGCCATGTCTGCCACTGGTCAGATGTATATGAACGTGGACTTCTGCGCACCGTTATCTGTGCAACAGCTTATGTTCTTACTGGCGCACGAGGCCATGCACTATATGCTTGCGCATGGTTTACGCCGTGGACACCGTGACCCACAAGCATGGAACGTAGCCGCTGACAAAGTCATTAACGACACGTTAATCGACGCTGGTGTAGGCGACTTCATCGACGGAGGCGTTACATTAGATGGTGCGCGTGAGATGGCCGCTGAGTCACTTTACGACGAAAACGACGACGGCGACGGCGAAGGTCCGGGCGGCCTCGGCAACGACATCGGCGACCCTACTGATGCAGATGGGCAACCCCTTGACGACGCAACCATTCACCAACTTGAGGCTGAGGCTAAGATCGACGCCATTCAGTCTGCCAAAGCCGCCAAAGCTGTGGGCAAACTACCTGCTAGTATCGAGCGCATGGTAGAAGAGTTAGTTAACGTATCAACTCCTTGGTACGATATTCTTGAGCGGTTCATGGCCGGTAAGATCAAAGACGGCTACTCATGGAACCGACCGAACCGTCGCTTCATCGCTCGTAATATATACATCCCCGGCACCGACTACGTGCCTAAGATGGGGCCAGTTGTCATCGGCGTCGACACGTCGGGGTCTATCGGGCCTGACGAGATCGCCATGTTCAACGGTCACATCAATCGTATCATCGACACGTGCAACCCCGAGGTTGTGCATGTTGTCTACTGTGACTACGACGTTGCAGGTGTTGACGAGTACACACCTGAAGACTTTCCCGTTACTATCCAATGCAAGGGTGGCGGCGGCACATCATTCAAACCAGTGTTCGACTGGATTGATACCAACGCTATCGACCCCGAGTGCGTTGTCTACCTGACGGATGGCTACGGCGATCAGTCTGAATTTACCACTAACCACGAAACTGTGTGGCTCACCACTGGCACCGAAGCCTTTGACTGGGGACACGTAATTAAATTTGAGGAGTAATCTATGCCTGCAAGAAATAATTCAGCCTACGTAGTAGCTGACCTAACCCGAGACACTGGCTTCGCTAGTGCAACTGTTTATATCGACCCAACTAAGTGGTCATCCCGTCGTCGCAACATTGTGCTGCGGGCACTTAACGACGGCCTGACTTCATGCGGTCACGAGACTGCGTACTTCATCGACTGCTTGACTCAAGCGTACGGTGGGCGTGTGCAAACCATGACCAAGTGGAGCGATCACATCACTGTCGACTGCGTTAAAGAAGAAGAGGTTGATAACTTAATCGCTTATACCTGCGCTTGGATACGACTGGCTATGGCTAATGGTTCTGTTCGATACCACTTGGAAAATTGGTTGCGCGTGGCGTCCAATGGACGTCCGAACACCATACCAGCGCCGGAAATCAACGACCGCGAGAAGGTGGACTTCATCAAGCAGTACCTGAAAGACGACGACGGAACCAAGACGCTTCGTCAATCACTCGCTCGCAAGATCGAGCAGGGTGAAACCTTATCCATCAACGTCAAAGCCGCATAGGAGATAACATCATGGCATA